ATAAAGTCAATTATAAATACAATGTCAAAAACAATAACATTTGGAGAACTCGAATTCGAGTTCTCACGGACCGTACCATTAGTTGGCGGGGTGTACAACAACGCCCCCGTTGATTTTCCAACTGAAGTACGTTACAAAAATTTGAATCCTCAAGTTAATATAACTAGGACCACGGAAACCTCCCACACGTCTTACCCAATTAAAGGCGCGTGCATTGAGGGCGTTCCTATTCAGGTAATTGCGCAATCGGAGGGGGCGACTCTCCAGGCTGTAAAGAAAAGATGCGATCATAGTCCACATGAAGACAGTGGCCCGTCCTTTAAGAGGGGACATGGCATGCTTATGGATGTTATCCATGAGCGCGAGACAATACTGTTGGATCATGCTGCGATTACGGCTTATCTCGACGAGATGAGCGGGCAGAAGCGGGAGAGGCTTGGCGCCCTTCTCGATTCCCAAGATTTCACTTTACCTGGGTATACGGACAAGGTCGTGTTTGCGAAATCTGAGATTTTGATCAAGAGCGATGGTGCTCAACCCCGTGTCGTCTATCAAGGGGGCGACATGTACAATCTTGTGATGGGGGCCATCGTCTATTATTTGTCTCGTCGTATGTCAGAGGAATTGTCACGCAGTAACCCTAGGAACAAAGGGAATGAGATCATATACTGCGTGGGGATGTCTGCCGACGAGATTGCTGATATAGTGCACCATACTTCGGGCCAGGTCTATGAGAACGATTTCAAAAACAACGACGGCACACAGCCCGCCGGTGTTAGGAAGGATGAAGCCATGTTTTATTATAAACTTGGCGCACCAAAGTGGTTTGTTCGGGAGTTTGCTGCTAACACCAGTGTGAGGGTATTCACACGTTACGGTGTTAAAGGGAAAGTGAGGGGTCAAAGGTGGTCCGGTGAAGTTACTACAACTACCGGCAATGGATATGTCAATATTTGCACCTCACTTGCGGCACTGGAGCTTGCTCACATTACGGAGAGTACTACTTTGATTTACGGGGATGATGGAATTACATACACACAGCAGGATCGGAGTGCGTTGAAGAACGGCTTCGACTGTGTCGCACAAGAACACGGCATGGAGTGCACCGGTCAAGTCGTGGAGAAGAGAGAACAAGGAACGTTCCTCCGCAAGCGCTTCGTGCAGAGTGTAAAACGTACTTTCCCCGTACCATCGTTTGGCCGTGTGTTGGCCAAGTTGCCCGTTAGAAGTAATTTTAACAGGGCCGTTAGTGATGACGATTACATGGCAGGCAAGTTGCTGTCTGCCGCGTACGAACACCGACACATCGCCTCTATAAGAGGTCTCCTATTGAGCACAGCCGAGCAGTTATCGCCGACCCCTTTCCTGGACATGAGGAATCAGGCCATGGCGTACAAGTACACTGCAGAGGAACTTAGGAATATGACTATCAATGCAAATGTCATCGATCCTGACGTGTTGGGCTCCTTTCTCTACAACGTTTATAACGTGTGGGAGCCCGACCTTATTGACTGTTACGCATCCGTGTGCGATGGAATCCTTGGGTTCCAGAGAGTCAATAGGAAGTCAGGGAAGCAGAATGTACTCCTAGCGCCCCGGATACCAAGGGCGCTATGGGACACTTCATTCGAGAGTCTAATAGCTATTGATGTTTCTCTGTAACTGTTTCTGATATGAGTCCGTGGGTTTTCGTTGGTTTACCTACGTAAAATACAAATACCTTTCCCAACAAGTGA